GCAACTTAGTACTTTTTTCCACATTTCTACTCCTTATTTTTTCACCTTGTCAATTATGTCGGTGGCGGCCTTATTCAGATCGCCGGACACGCCCAGCTTGGCCTCTGCGCCTACGCCGACATTCGCATTTATATCCAGGTTTGTTTTTTGGGATATTAGTACCGTCAACGCCCCCGAAAAAATAAAAACAACCGCGACAGAGCCGTAGACTATCAAATTTTTGAAATCGAATTTATCTGCAATTTTCAAATGCCACATATACACGGTAAAGACGGCGAATACGATGAACGCTGGGCTGGTGATCATTTTCAGGATGCCGATAAAAAATTTCGCCGGGCATAGCTTCTGGTGCTTTTCTACCAGTTCAATGTCTTCTTTTTCCTGTTCGGTCATACTATCTCCTTATCTCAAAATGTGGCGGGTCAGTATTAGGAGGGGGCCAGTCGCCGCCCCAGGTAAATCCCGCTGATTTCATCGCCGCGACAATTCGGTCGTCCTGGTTATTCCAATCCGGCCTGCCGTTTTTTAACGGAATGATGTCAACCGCATTACCACTGATGTGGTTACTTCGTAACGTCCAGGTGATTTTTTGCCTGTCCGGCGGCCTGATTTTTGCCTGTTGACAAGCCCATTCAAGGTCTGATTGCCTTATGTCATCTAACCGTCCTTGCAGTGCATACAAACATTGCGTTAACAGAGATCGTCCAGCTTCAGCGATTAAATAAGATACGCCCTGCTGATCAAGTTCGGTTAACGCTTTAGTTAACGCATTTCCGGCTTCGTTGGTTAACGTTTTTATTGCTTCTTGTATTGTCATATTATTTATTCATTCCTCCTTTCACATCGGTTTTCAGTTCTTCCATGTCCCGCTGAATGTGCTGCATGGATGATGTAACCTCAACAAGGGTCATTTCTATTTTTTTTACATTTTCCAAAAGTAGGTTAAAAAGGCGGCTGTATTCCTCGTCTTTATCTCTCATCTTTTGACCGAGGTTATTAAGATCGACGCTGTGCCGCTCAATTTTTGCATGTACAGTTGCCAATTTCCAGATAATGCCCACCATTGGCGCGGCAAACGCCACTACCTGAATAATGCGGACGAGGCTTTGCCCTAAATGCTGCTCGTTCATTTATTCGTTCCCCTTCTTCGCGTTGTTGTCGGTGTCGCCACCAGTGGTTGTTCGCCTGTCGCTGGTAAAGCCCCAGGGCGGGGTCGGATGGTTTTTGTACGCCTCGTGGTTTTTAATGCAGTTTGCCTCATAGTCCGAGTCGTTGTATTCCTGTGCCGCGTCTTCGAGCGTAGTTGAACCCATCTCGACCGCCATTTTGTTGGCTTGCATTGTCTTTAAGGGGTCAATGTTCGGCATCGGCAAACCCTGGTATCGGTGGGCTATCCATGCCGCTCGCAAACGGGGATCTGCCCAGCCGCGAGCGCCGGTGCGTCCGGCGGCGATTTCTTCGGCAGCCCACATTTCGTAGATGGGGCCGAGTATGTAATAGTCCATTTCCCACTGACACTGTACGGCTATGCGCCAGGTGAGAATGAGCGTCGCCCTGCTGGCTGCATAGTTGTCGTTGAACTCCATTAAAACGGTTTCTTTGCTTTTTCCTTGTGTGGCGGCAATATACGAGAAATACGAATCCACAAATACGTTGAATTGGGCTGACGGCGAAGTGTCGGGAAAAGGTTTTAACTTCTGTTTGCTTTTGAGAGAAAAAACGCCCATACTGCCGGGCTTTCTCACGTTGGTATGCGGAATATCAGTGTAAACCGGTTCAATACTTTCTTCGGTTACATTTTTTGCATTGGGATTGGGTTCGGGATTGTTGCCGTATTCTTTAACGTGTTTCGGTATCGGTCCTGCGCCGCCGGGGCTAAGATTTTTGAAAGGGTCATCCGCAGGTTCTTCGCTATCGCTTTCAACGGTAAATGAGATATTTGACTGGTTTTTCGCTTTTTCAACCTGGGCAAGCGTGAAGTCCAAAATGTTTTCCAGGTCTTGAACGCACACCGCCAAAGGCGATATTCCGCGTAATTGCCCGGCGTAATCGGTTCCGGTAAAAGCGTGGAGCATCATAATCCGCCCGCCACGCCCGATGCGGGGGATTGTTTTCATCTCCGGTATACCCATGTTGTTGGCAGTCCAAACCTTATACGCGGTTTCTTCGCCGTCTCCGTTGCGGATAATGCCTTCTTTGTTTTGGGGATTCGGCGACCAGCCGCCGGTAAAGGTAAAACCTTGCTCTCTGATTTGGTCGGGGTCGAGGATTTGAAACCTGAGCGGTGAAAGCAGGGTCGGGTCGTTGTGGTATGAGAGGGCTACAAACAGTTCGCCGTCCCGGTACAGGCATTTGCGCATAAGGCGCTGCGCCTGAAAAAAGTTGTACATTCCGTTGCGGCTGGCGCGTTGGGACATCGCCCATAGCTCAAAGCGGGTTTTTACATCGCTTGCCCATTCCTGCGATTGCTCCGGCGTTATGCCTACTATCTGGTGTTTTGGTTCGGGAGACAGGTTTAAGCCCTGGGCGACTACAGTGTTTATATCGCTTTCGATTATCGCCCTAAGCTGTAAATTGGTATGGGATTGATAGCGCACCATGTGGCGTGTTTCGGCGTGGTCAAGGGTAAATGAGGGCGCGGGGTACGGCAGTCCGTCATCGAATTTTTGACCGTAAAATCTGGTAGTTCTTGAGCCATTGTAATCCGCGGCGGCTTTGGGTTGTACTGCTACCGCCTTGCCCTGGAAAACAAGCCGGGCGGCTTTCAGTTTTGCGATAAATCCCACTTCACGTCCTCTCTGTCTCTCGACAGTGAAAAATTGCTTGTCTGTCCATGCTGTCAAGCGTCTTTCCGCTTTGCCTTCGGATTCCTCGTGCGGATTTGGGAGGGAAACACGGAGGACCCGATGGCAGGGGCGGGATTTGAACCCGCGACATCGTGGTTATGAGCCACGCAAGCTACCGCTGCTTTACCCTACTATGCCGATCGTCAAATACGCTTCTGCTATGGTCAAGCCCTGCCATAGCGGTTCGTGCCGAAGGTGCGAATTCCGCTGCCTTGCATTTGGCGTTCAAGGGCTTCGATCTTACTATCCACTTCCTTGAGCCAGTCCATAAGCTCTTTGGGGCTTCGCCGCCTCGTGCTTTGGTTGCCGTTGCCGTCTCCGATTGTGTAGCTTTCAACCTCTGCGTTTTCGGCGGCGTTGTCCATTGCGGCGATGATTTTTGCCCGGAGGTCTTTGAGCTTTTGCAATTCTTCGCGCTTGGTCATGTTCTCAGGGTGGAGGGTGTGTCTGCTATGGTCAAGCGGCGGCGGAGTTTTTTATTAAGGGATGTTTGACAGCGGAAAAAAACTATGCTATCATGATAAACAGTCGAAATAATGGGTTTGTGTTGCCTACCGGCTGCAAGAACATTTTTTCGGATAAACTGTAATGGTGGATGACATATCGACCAACGCCGGTAGGTTAACAAGGCCGCCCGAAAGGGTTGTGCCACAAATTGGCGCTGTATAAGCGCGGGGCGGGGTACTTCGGTTGACCCGCCTTTTTTATTTTCCGAACGCCTGAATGTCGACAACCTCGAAACCGTTCTTTGCTGCCAAAAACTGAATATCAGGAAACCCATCGCCCTTTTTAGGCTGATACTTGGCCCTTACCTGTTGTCCGTCTGGATAACAAACCATGAGCCTATACTGGCTCATGCCTTCGTTGACAAGGCGGAGTATTCGCGGCTTGCCGTCTTTTTGCACATTCAGGCTAAGACCGGTTGTCGTTTCTAATTTTCGCGGCCTCGGTTTTTTGGCGTTTGCTCTGGCAGCGGCGGTTTTGGCATCTGACTTTGCCGATCCGCCTTTGCGTCCCAATATTACTGCGGCGACTCTTTTAAGTGGTAGTCCATGCACGGTGTGTTCCGGTGTGCATATACGGGGTATATCGTTGCCATCGGTTATTAGAGTGCAGTAGTAATCGCCGCAAAAGATCGCCGACTCTCCGTATATGGTCTCTCCTAGCCTGTAACCGTCCGGCAGAATAAATTCTGCCTCCTCGACGGTCTCTCCTTGGTAATACTCGGTATTTTTGCCGTAAGGCTCAAGGCTCCAAGCAGCGCCTACCTCATCAGCCATGTACGCTTTGTCCTGCCTGTTGTAAAATAGTTTAATTGTTGTCATAGATAACTCCTTTCGCATAGTTATTTTCTTGCCAGCCATTCTCCCTCGCAACCATAAATGTTGAGTGATTGTGAGGCATCATATTTTGCGTTAGCTGCCGCATTTGCGGCTCTTTTTGCGTCTCTCTCAATAACAAGTATGTCAATAATATCGACGACATTGTCCGACACTTGTTGTTTTGCAGCCTCATCCATAAGATTGTCAAAGGCTATGCGTAGATGACCAATGCTAGGCTTGCTATAGCCGTGGCTATAATTGCGATCCAGACTAATTCTGAATTTTTTTATCATCTCTCGGTTTTCCATCTCTTTTGCCTCCTTATCGGCTTATACTTATATTATAGCCAACCGGTTGGCTAATTTCCAGTGTTTTCGGCAAATTTTTTTTCTTTTTTGACGATTTTTGCGGATTTAACTACACGGTTGTTAAGTATAACCTATCAGCTTAGGTTATTATAGAGGATTGTTACACTTTAGGCATTATGGCGTTAGGATTTTTCTCCAACCACTCCAGCACATAGCGGCTATTGATTTGCTGTATCTGCATCGCACTCGCTTTTTGTGCCTGGAAATACAGCTTCCAGTTGTCTACTTGGGCGGCAAGCCATATATCGGCAGCGCAGAGGTTGTAAATACGACAGTCAAGGGCTTCGTTGCGGGTGTGGATTTTGTGAAAGCTGCCGTCCGTGCGTTTTTCTTCGGCGGTCAGCATTTTGAAGTAGTCTTCGCCGTAGTCTCTTGGGAAGGCGCAGAAACCGGGCTTTTGAGGCTCAGTTGGTATGCGCTCGATTTTCAGGCGGTTATAAAAAAGGGTTTTGTAGTAATTGGTTGAAATTTCGTAGACGATGTTGCTGCCGAATTTTCCCGTGCGCCAGCGCCGGTAGTTTCCGGCTCCAGGGATATCGCCTTTTTCCTTGCGCTTTTCGTCGGCTTTAATAAAACCGAAACCTTTTGACGGATATGTGTTCAGCCATTCGCCGCAGAACTGGTACACGGTTTCGGCTTGATCGCCTGAGTCAATAAAAATAATCTGTACTTTCAGCGGTACGCCGTCGGTGCGGGTAAACTCTAAACCGTCTTTCGCAGCCCATTCGTTCAGTTGTTCCCATGCGCCGGCAAAGGGGTCGTCGGTTTCGCCTTCGATGGATTTGTACATTACGCTCCATGTGCGGTAGCCTAAGCCGTGTCCCAGGACTTCCAGTTCCAGCCGCGCCGGATTGTTCAGGTCTTTTTCGCTGCCTTTCTGCACGTCAACCGCCATTGTCAGGAACAGCACGTCTTTGGGAACCGTGCCGGATTTGTAGTCGCCGCGGAGTTCTATCACGTTTTCGATTTTCGGGCGGCTGCCTTCGTCTTTGAACGGCAAGCCCATGTAGATATTGACGTAAGAGCGCATATCAACGTGATCGCCCGCTTCGGCTTTAGCTCTCGCTTTTGCGACATCTAAAAAAGTGAGCATACCGATAGGGGAATACAGGGCGTTTAACTGGTAACTGCGCCATGCCGAATCATCCGGTTTTTTGGTTGGCTCCCAGCGGTATTTTTCGATTTCTTTTTCAGGGTGTTTGAGGCATCGGGGGTTGTTTGAGTACATATCGAGTTTTTGTTCATTGCGGATTGGCTCGCCGCAGTGTTCGCAGAGGTAGTATGCGCCGATTATTTCGCCTGCTTTGGTTTCGGCTTTCAGTCCGAAACTTGCGCCGCTTTCAATGTCAAGGCGGAGTGTGATACGTTTTCCGCAGTACGGGCAGGGGACGAAAAAGAGGCGGCAGTCGCCTTGATCAAAGTATTCAGTTGTAAGGCTTGATTCAAAAAGTGTCGGAGAGCCGAATAAGGCGATTTTGCGTTTGGTTCCCCATGACGCGGTATGACCAAAAAGTATTTCTGTCCATTTGCCTTCGCCGGTACTTGTAACCGCTTCCACGCCGTCTACTTCATCAATGAACAGGCAGCGTTTGTCCAACTGGCGGCGGGCGCGTTTGCTTTGGCTGGACATGATGTCGAGTTTGCCGCCAATGTATTCTTTTTTGTCCGAAGTGTCGCCGGTTCTGCGACTTTTGGCGCTGGAAGTGTTCGCCGTTATGCGGTCAAGTCCGCCAAGGCTTTCGATAACGCCCATGATTTTGTTATCGCCCCAGTCTTTTGCCAGTTCTTCCGAAGCGGTGGCGTACAGGATTTCGGAGGGGTTTTCGAGCATGTAATAGGCGATGACGTTTTCAAATATGGTGGTCAATCCGCACTTGCGGCTTTTTCTTACGGTTATTCGTTCAATACCACTGTTAGGTGACATTGAGTTCATTATTTCGATGCCGTAAGGGGTGACGGAATTGCGCCAGGGGCCGGGGATTGGCGTTGATGTCGGCAGAATGCGTCTGCCTTCAACCCATGCGGCGATGTCTTCAATGGGGCGTTTGACGGGGGCGGTTTCAAGGATTTGGAGGATGAATTCTTGATCTGCTTTGGAAAATCGGCTCATTGGTTCCTATGTCTCCCGATATTGGCTTTGTTGGTAAAATCCCCTTATAAAACAATTTGTAGGATATTCTCCAAAAACTGCGTGTCGTTCATTGCATTTATTTTTTCGGCTATGGCTTCGGTTTTGCTTGTGTTATATGCTTTTGTTTTGACAAAGTTTTTTAATTTATCAATGCAGTCATGCGGCAATGTTAAAAAATACTGGGTTTGGCGTTCTTCGTGTCCGATGGTGTTTTTATTTTTTGAAATTTGCACCGGCGGTTTTTCAGTTTCCGGCTCTGTTTGTTCGGCTATATTACCAAGGTTTTTATCGCCCAAGCCGCCGTCAATGTTTACATCAAAAGAGAATTTGCTGTAATCTAACCCAGTAAATTCGGAAAAATCAAGTTCGCCTAATTCGGTGGCGAATTCGCTGTATAGCGGTTTTTTACTGACTGAATATACGGCGATAAATTTTTGCAGTGATTTATAATCGGTTACTTTTTCGACAATATAGCAATCTACTTTTTTCTTGCCGAGTTCGTGC